ATGTCTATCTTTATTTCTGCGGTTGTAAATTTATTTACATATTCTTTTTCTGCAATATCTCTTAAATACTTCATATCCTCGTCCATACCATCCATCTTATCTGCCATTTTTTTAGTGTTGTCTGCGGTTTTCTTGCCGTTCGGATCTTTTCCGCCACCACCTCCGCCACCTGGTTTATCTTTTCCGGTTCCGTCATTCCCGGCTGGCATATCTTTCCCAGTTAACTTGTCCCTGTATTCGTTAAATGTGTCAGTTATTCCCTGTATTCCTTTTTTTGTGTCATTTCTTCCTTTGTTAAACGCCTCCTGCGTATTTTTAAATTTTCCATTTGCAAGTTTCCCTGCTCCGTCCATTACACCTTTCATTGCTCCTGAAGGATCAATAAATCCTGCATAACCAAACTGCGGAGCCTGTTTCTGTTCTACATTCACACCATTTGGATCATCGTAAGACTTGGTTTGAATATGTTGTGCTGGAGTAAATGACGCACTGCCACCGCCCATTCTACCCAAATTCACATGAAGAGCTCCTCCATTTGAGAAGTGAGTACCAAGGACAGAATCCACGACCTTACCTATCTCATTCAAGCCCCGTAAAAATCCGTTAACAAAATCCTCGACCATTTTTGCAAGAGAATTTATTGCGTTAGCAAAAGCATTATGGAAACCATTTGCAACCGTTACTGCTCCTCTTCCTATCGCATTAAATCCATCTATGAACCCATTAGCTATCCCTACGAAGAAATTATACAGACCTTTAAGAATATTACTTACTGTTACCTTGAGCCAAGCCCATGCCATCGCTGCATGATTGACGAGCCAGTACCATGCCTGAACGAGTATATTCACAAGCCAGACTCCTACATTCCATATTCCTATGAATACATTTGCTACTGTAGTTCCGACTAGGATAAAAGCCAGTATGACTACTGTCGCTACGATAATAAGAATATTCATGATAGCAACCCCTATATTGTAGATGGCCGCTCCGAGCCAGTAGAACATTCCCCCTATTGTTTCAAGTGCACTTTGTGTACCTGTAGCCCATTGTACGATTGCTACCGCCAATGCAAGTATTGCAACTATTACACCTATTATAATCGCCGCAAGCCAAGTTCCCGGGAACATCCATGCTGTCGCATTAGCCATAGTCTGTGCTGCGGTATACCCTTTGACCGCAAATGTAAGTGCTATCTTTGCCATTGTCAAAATAGTTACGGCCAGATTCAATGCAAATTTAGCTGCCACATTTATCCATTCTAATGCTACTGAAATTCCCTGCCATGTCACATATGCGGTAAGTGCTGCCGTTACTCCCCATATGACAGGACTTATTGCCGTCCAGTTATCTGCTATGAATTTTCCTGCGGCAGCTATTCCATTAAAGACTCCTTCGGCTACAGTCTTAAGTCCGAAAAATGCTATTTTTGCACTATTCACAAAAGACTGGAATGCCTTTGAATTTGCCACCTGATTCACTTTCTGCAGCACTCCATCCAGTTGCCTTATCGCAAAATTTTTAGCCTGTACCCATACATCCTGCCAGGTCAGCGGCAGAGTCTTGAATTTCTCATTTATCTCATCACTTGCGTTGAATAACGCATTCTTGATTATATCCGCCGTTATCTGACCCTTTGCACCTAACTCTTTCAGTTGCCCCAGGGGAACGTTCATATATTTCGCTATTGCCTGTGCAACCATAGGAGCGTTTTCAATGACTGAACGGAATTCGTCCCCCTGAAGTTTTCCTGCGGCCATAGCCTGTGTCAGCTGGTACATTGCACTCGTTGCCTCCTGTGCACCGGTTCCTGAAACTTTGAATGCCTTGTTCATAAGATTCGTAAACTTGACAATTTCATTTGTATTGTTAAATGAATCCTTTGCAAGAAGTCCAAGCTTTGCCACCTGATTCATTGAATCCGTATATGCGACCCGTGCGTCATTCGCTGACTGGTATATCTGTTTCTTTAATTGTTCAGGTGCATCTGACACAAGATTTAATCTTGCCGTTATCTGAGCATTCTGATCTGACAGTTCTATTGTCTTCTTCGTCGCCATGACAACTGCCGCAAGTCCGAATGCTGTCTTAAGTTTACCGACAATTTCTCCGACTATACCCTTAGTTTTACTCAGATTATTGTTCAGTTGCTGGGATGTTCCGACCATGTTCTGCATTTCATTTTCAGCAATTGCCAGCTGTTGCCTTGCACTTATCAGATTCGCTGTATTTATGTTGACATTCTTACCACCAAGAGTTGAGATGGCGCTTATTGTTGATTCTATAGCTCTGTTAATTGCTGTAAACGTCTGAGTCATTCTGTCGTTCAATACTATACTGTTCTGAATTGTCGCCATAATCTCACCTCCTAGCGTCTTCTATGGCGTGCCTTTCTTTTAGCCTGTTTTTCTTCTTCCTTTTCCTTCTTGACCTTCAAATCTATGCAGGCCATTATGAATCCCTTCTCATATATATCCATTTCGGCAAACTCCTTTGGCCTTATCTTAAGCTTATGTAAGCAGTAATATGCATAGTTATATTCTGCTATGTTTGCCTCAATTAGTTTTTTGCTTCTTCCTTGATGTCATCAAGTGACAGATCCCATCCGTTTAGTTGCTGTATTGCCTGAAGCAGCACATTGTATTCCCCTGGTAAAAGCATGGCGTTTATAAGTTCTTTCGCATCCATTACCCCCCATGAATCCTGCAGTTCCTTATTATTCAGATCAGGGTATACTACTGCCCTTATAGTCATATCTGCAAGGTAACCCTGGTTATCTAGCTCAGGTACATATACCCCTTTGGCTCTTTTTACCTGTCTTGTATTCTGCTTTCTCAGTTCGTCGTCCAGCTCATTTGAGATAGGCTTTATTTCAAACTTTATAGGGTTTCCGTTTTCATCCTTGAATCTTTGTGTAACTTCCACCTCTTCATTTTTTGGTAATGTTGCATTTTGTCTTAAAAAAAATTTTAAATCCTTCATCTATATTATCCTCCTGTTATTTTATAATTAAAAAAAGGGAGCATTTAAACTCCCTGCTATAATTTCATTCCATCAAGATCCGTAAATTTGTCGACTATCTTCCAGTCTTCAAATGTAAAGTCAAACTCATCTTCCAGATAATCCGCATCTGCATCAAACAGTGCAATTATCCCTCCGTCCAGATTACAATCTATAAGCATTATAGTTTGTTTTCCGACTGATGCCGTAGGATCTTCATTCACAAGCTGCATGTCAAAATATACATCTTTTCCTGTTCTAGTGTATTCCTGTAACAATTCCCTAAAAATAGAGGTGTTCATGTGGAATGTTGCACTTCCCGTCCCTTTCCAGCCAGCAGCCTTGTTACCTTTTCCAGTTTTTCCTAAAATTGGCACTTCAACCTTATTTTTTTCCATTTCAGCCTTAACATTGATTGCCTGCATGAAACTGTATCTTCTGTTCCCGATTGTTACAAAACATTTGGCAAGGCTCCCCGATATGGCGTCCTTACCTTTCATGATAGCTGTATCTGCCATTCACTCTCACTCTCCTTTCTAGCTTACGATTACATTCATGTAAAGTTTTTCCATTGCAACGACTGGCCGTACGTTTGTTGTAACCAGTACACTTTCCCTTGTTTCACCTTCAACGACTGTTATATCCGTCTCCTCATTAAAATCCCTTATTGCCCTTAAATCTTCAAGGGTTTCATGATGTTTTCCTATATCTTTTTTCAGATCATTCCTGTCATATGAAGTATTGTTAGACGACCCGAGATACGTCCCATTGAATATTGTTGCCACATCTATCGCTATCTGATCAAGCACTCTTATAACCTGTGCAAATGAAAAATCCCTATTCTTTCTTTTCACAAACGATACAAAAGAATTGATGTCCTTTAGCACTCTTATCTCATCTCCAGTTTTATGAAATATGAAATATCCTGCTTTCACAGCGAGCTCCAGTTCTGTTTGAGTTTCATTTACTTCAAGCTTAAAATCTCCGTTATACTTCTGATTAGTCAAACTTCTGTTGACTGCACAATAAGCCTCAGCCCCTCCAACCCAATAAACTGCCGAGTTTTCAGGAAAATCTGAATCCAGCGTCTTCGTTTTTACATTGATAACACCTTCATAATCAGGATCTGTTGCACGGTAAACGACACATACAAATTTTGCTCCTACCCTGTCCCTCATTCTTTTTGTGTACTGCACATATAAATCCTTGATTGTTTTCTCATTTGAGTTGCATATCAAAGTATTTATGAAATATTTGTCAATTTTATCTAGGAATGACTGATGCGATGAACCTGTTACAGTTCCGTTTGTACCTCCTGACATAGGAGTCCCCGCCGTTGCCGTAAGAGTTGCATCTGATTTAAAAATTACAAAGTCGTTATTTTTTAAATCCTTTGCAGTGGCAACTGTTTGAACATCCACTTTTTCCCCGTCAACAAAAGTTATGACGTCAAAATGTGAAGCGTTATCCACATTTGCCTGTACCGATATCTTGATGTCATTACCTCTTTCTCCAGTATACTTTGCTGTACCAAATGTATTTGACGCTTTTGCACCGCCCGTATTAAGTTTGTAAATGTATCCTGTTTGGGCATACTTGTAGAAATCTCTTAATCCTTTCAGTTTATCAGAATCATATGAGTGCCCAAAATATTTCATTGAGTTTTCAATAAAATCTCCGTTCTCAACCTTGAATATTTCTCCATCAGTTCCCCAGTCAAGTTCCACGCCAAGTGCTGCATATCCCCTGTCAGAGAATACAAGTTCAGCTCTTTCTTTGCTTATAAAGTTGATATATGTTCCTGGCAGAACTTTATTCTGTACAAGCCATGTACCTCCACCATATGCCATTATTTAACCTCCTTACCTAAAAAATCTTTTAACTTTTTATCTATTTCAGATAATGTATAATCCGTATTATCTTCAAGCAATACATTCAGAATGTCTGCTCTGTTTCTGTATCTGTCAGATCCTACAATCTGACTTTTTATATATTTTTCTTCCTTAGCCACAGCTTTTTCTTCTGAGTTTTCTTCTGATTTTTTATTATCCGCCATTCTTTTCCTCCTTCAGTTTTATATTCAGTTCTATATTTCCCATTTTTGCGTTATTGCTACTATCTCCTGCCTTATATATAAACATCTCATAAGTCACAAAATAGTGCAGCACATTATCCTCCTCCATGGTATTCCTGTTCAGTCCTCTCATAAGAGTCCCATCTTCAAGCTTTATGTATTCAAGCACATCGTGCATCTTGTCAAGTACATCGAAAATCTCAACCTGACTGTTATTTCTTGGTAAATAGGCAATATCAAACAAATAACTTCTCAAGTATCTGTTCCCAACAATCTGTTTTTCGCTGGGATTTAGCAGGTCGATAAAAAAACAGGGTTCCTCAAAGCCCTGTTCAAGTTCATTTACATGCACATCTATCCCACCAAAGCTTTCTGACAGCCTGAGGCTTATTGCATTCACAATTTCATTTAACATTGCTATCCTCCTAACTTCTTGAGCCACTCCGATATTTTTCTTTTTATAACTGCAGGAGCTTCTTTTCTCAGTTCTTCTTCAGAGATAGTTAGCATAAATTTACCTTTTACCCATGATTTTCTCAGTCTTTTTCCGATTGCAGGAACATATCTTCCTGGAGTCTGTCTGTGGCCAAACTCAACATAGCTTGCATATTCGGTGGAATTTGAAACTTCTATCTCATAGTTACCTCCATTTTTTCTCACATCAGATACAGTCCAGTTTCTCCTTAAAGTTCCACCTTGTCTGCCATAAGTCTTTGAGATGGTCTTTCCAGCTTTTTTATACGACACTGTCTTAGTTTTCAAAACTCTGGCCTTTCCGTTCTTATTGTATATGGTGTCACCTTTTTTTATGCCTTTTTTCTTATTGTCCCTCTTATATGTTGCATTCCCAAAATTAGGAGAACTTACAGGTGTCCTTTTAATTACTTTTCTGAGAAGTCTTGCAGCAAGTTCTTTTATAGTTTCAGTCATGAACCTTTCCTCTTCCGCTTTCATTTCCTGCAAAAGTTTCTGAAAATCTTTCAATCCATCTATCTGAACTTCTATTTTACTGCTTGCCATTACGCTTTCTCCTGTTCCACATCAAGTATTATTTCCTGATGATTAGTGTAAACTGCTGATATTCCTGAATGTTTGTATTTCCTTGTAACTCCGTTCTGTGTGACCTCAACTATACTGCCCGGAGGGACATAAACTTCAGGAGCGATAAACAGTTTTACAACTTGAGATGTCTTAGCCACACTTTCAGTCTGCTCTGTCTGACTGATATTCTTAAAGCTTAGTCGACACGGTATGTTCTTATAAAGTTCCTTAACTTCGGAAACAACTGTACCATACTTATTTTTAGAATTCTTAAAATCAAATATATTACATATCCCAGTCCACATTGACTGGATGGCTTCTCTTGCCTGTTTCAATTCTTCTACCATACTATCCTCCTATATCTCAAGAGTTCGTCTTCCCCTCTTGTCATAAGATACGTCATATAAACTTCAAATTTATCTCCCGTTGTTTTTGTATCCTCGTAGACGACCTTTGTATCACCTTCACTTATTTCTTTCGCCATACGGCCAAAATTCAATCTATTCAGATTAAGCTGATTCAGTGATTTCTTAAAATTTAAAAACTCGCCTGTACTTCTGTCAATCCAGATGTATTTAAGACCCTCAGGAACCTTGTTCTGATTAGTCTTGTTTTTAATATATGATTTAACTTTCTCAATGCTCTGTTCCATTAAAAATAAGTCGGCATCTACGACTTCATAGCCTACCGACTTTAATGTTTTTATCACATCTTCCCTGATATTTTCCACATACTCCATAAGATTTTTTCCTCCCTGAAACTATCCTCTTGAAATTATTCTTGCGATAGGGATTGCCTTATGGTCAATGTATTTTTTTGTACCTGTAGCGTTGTCATTTACCAACTCCCAGTTTGCTCCCATCTCAAGTTCAGCATCAGTTGGCGACAGAGTGGCCATACTTGATTTAGTGAAAGAAATTCCGTAAGGTGCATAACATACTCTTTCTCTTGAATACAATGTGTCCTGTCCACCATTGACTTTCGGGTCTCTGTGCATTTCATGAGGCACTTTTGCTCCTGCGTCAGTAAATTCAAATGCTCCTGCTCCTAATACGTAAGTCGTATATTTAGTATATGCAGGATTACTTCCTGATTTAGCTACTTCCTCCGTAGGCATCGAGTCATCAATCAATACAGTTCTTCCGTTCAATGTTGCAAGTGTCAGATCTCTCTGTATTCCGTTTGCATCGGTATATTTCAGGTATTCAAGCAGCTGAAGGTTTTCAAGATTTGTTGCAACCTGTGAATGCATTATTGCAATTGAAAATTTTGCCTTATTCTGGCCTACAGCCTTCTGCAGTGCATTGTTCAGGGTTGTAGGACTGAATACCTGTTTAGCCGCATCTGTTTCCTTTGATACATCATAAGTGTGCTCATTTACAAACTTCTCATTATCTGCACCTGTCATTGAGAATACCCCTTTAAGTATAGATAATAATATTCCCTGATTCAGGTCATCCCAGTAGTCTGATACCTGTTTACCTACCTGATCCATAAAATTTACTCCGCCTGTAATATCGTGCGAGAAGTCCCTCTCAATCCATCCGTTAGCCCTTCCTATCACTACTCTTGAATGCGAGAATGTGTCCATTGCCGTTGCATTTATGTCTGTCTTTCCGTCATAGTTCACGGCCGTCCCACCTATTCTCCCGAACAGAGGTACT